GAGTTGTGACTGCTTTTGATTCTGCAAAGCAAACTGTTTCTGTCCAACTTGCTATTAGAGAAAGGAAGAGTTTTCATGGTAAGCCATTTCAAGATATGGATATCCCCGAATTGAGAGATGTTCCGATCTATATGCCAAGAGCAGGGAACTTTGTATTGACGATGCCTGTGACCGTTGGTGATGAATGTCTGGTGATCTTTGCTGATATGTGCATTGATAGTTGGTATCAATCCGGCGGTACGAAGAATACTCAAATGGATAATCGCAGGCATGATTTGAGTGATGGATTTGCCATTATCGGTCCGTGGAGTCAACCGAAAGTTATATCTTCTTATTCAACTGATTCCGCTTTTTTAAGAAACCTGAATGATGATTCCTATATTGAGATCAGAGACAGTGATATCAATATTAAGACACCGACCAAGATCACCATTGAAGCTGGTTCAGAAGTTGAAGTGAAAGCCCCGACAGTAAATGTGAATGCCACAACAACCAATGTCAATTCTCCTACGGTAGCAGTGACTGGAGGTAATATCACCTTGACAGGCTCAACTATGGTGAACATTGCTGGTGGTAATGCGCAAATTGATGGTAAGGATTTTTTACAACACGTTCATACGAATGTTCAAACAGGCATTGGTAATTCAGGACCTGTAGCATAAGGAGAAGTTATGAAGTACCGTAGGCTCGATAGCTCACATGATTATTGCTTTGGCAGAGGGCAAGGAGATTATTTGGAAGACACAATTGAAAATCCAGTTGCCATTGCTCAAGCCATTAAGACAAGATTGATGTTGTATCTTGGAGAATGGTTTCTGGATATTAAAGATGGCCTTCCTTTATGGCAGCAGATTCTTGGCCAGAGAATAAAAAATAAAGGTATAGTGGATGAAATCATAACGAATAGAATAAAAGGATTGCTCACACCTGACAATCAATATGGTGTAACGGCAGTGAGTGAAGTTTCGTCCACGTATGATGAAACAACAAGGGCATATCAATACACATGCGTTGTTGATACCATTTTTGGAAAATTATATATCACTAATGCAGATCAGAGAGGTTAACCATGACATACTTTTCTCCCTACCTTGATTCTAGCGGACTCCACCTTCCGACATTTAATGATATGTTGGAAAAAAGATTGAATGATGCCAGAAGCATTTTTGGTCAGGACATTTATCTTGGAAATGATTCTGCTGACTATCAATTGATTGCCGTGGAAACATTGGCACTCTATGATGTCATGCAAGCGATTCAACTGGCATATAATCAGACAAGTCCATCAACGGCAATCGGAGTCGGTCTTTCCAATCTTGTTCAGTTGAATGGTATTGAAAGATCACCAGCAACTTATTCAACCTGTGATGTGACCTTGATCGGAACGTCTGCTGCAAATATTATCAATGGTGTGGTTCAGGATGTTTCTGGTTATCTTTGGAATCTCCCAACTCCTCTCCAGTTACAGGCAGCAGGTTCTCCAGTTGGAGAATATTATGCTTTGACAGTAACTGCAACTTGCCAGACTATCGGGGCAATAACAGCGTTGGCAGGAGATATAAATACCATCAGCACCCCGACAGCAGGATGGACAAGTGTTTCTAATGCAACACAAGCAATAGCAGGACAACCAGTTGAAACCGATTCCGAGTTAAGGGAACGACAACGAGTGAGTGTGGCACTTCCTTCTCAAACAATGCTGGCTGGAACTGTGGCAGCGATTGCAGGTTTATTGGGAGTGACACGATACAAGGTATATGAGAATCCGACCAACTCCACCACCTATGGATTCCCCGGAGTTCCATTTGAAGGATCACCGGAGCATTCCATTACCGCAATTGTTGAAGGTGGAGATATTGCAGATATTGCAGATGCTATTTATTACAATCGTGGATTAGGGTGTTATACAGATGGAGATGTGGTCACGAATATTACTGACCCTGATTCTGGTGAAATAACACCAATCCGTTTTTATCGTCCTGATTATGTCAATGTGTATATTGAGATGACCGTCAAGATGCTGTCAGGATGGGGAACTGGTGACGAAGATGATATCAAAGAAGCAGTTGCTGATTACATCAACACATTGGAAATCAGCGAAGACCTTTATTTGTCCTCTGTGATTTGTGCAGCAGTTGATGTGAACACTAACAAAGCAAAACCGACATTTTCAGTAACGGCAGTTTTGATGGGAACCGATCCGTCAAGTCCACCTTTGAGTGCTGCGGATATCGTGGCAGGTTACAAAGAAGTTGTTTTAGGGGATATTGACAATATTACAATTACATTGGTGTAAATTATGGCAGATATAGTTTCGATTGAAATAATTCCTGATGGTGCAATTCTCTTTTTGGGGACATCCCAGCAGTATCAGGCATTGGCAACCTATGATGATGGGTCGGTGGAAGACATCACTGATCTTGCTGATTGGTCGGTAAGTGGTTCTCCTGCCATTGGAATATTTGATACAACCACAAAAGGATTGTTTCTTCCATCAGGTGTTGGAACAGGAACGGTTTATGTTGATTATGGCAGTCCGGTTTATTCTTCCGACATAACAATTCACAATCCTTTGATTGTTGTGCAGACTGCTGACCGATACGTTTATGACCCTGATGTTCAATCCTATCTTGATCTGATTACAAGTCAGTATCAAAATTCCCCAAAGTATTTGCATTGGATAAGAACCTATTTGGAAATGGTGATGGACATTCGCAGATTGGCAAATAGCCTGATGTGTTATTTTTCTTTTAATCAAATCATCACTCCAGATGCTACCAGTTATATAGAAAATGCATGGACGGTCAGGGAAGAGGTTGATTTTGATTTCTTTAATTTTGAAGCGTGTATTGGTGATCAATTGGATGTCCTTGGTGTGATTCTTGGGCAGTCACGATATGTTCATTTCAAAGCAGAACCATTTGCAAGTCCTCCGGTGGATGCAAGAAATGAAGTGTTGAGTGATGACCATTACCGTATTCTTTTGAAGAGCAAGGTTTACTTCAATATTTGGGATGGCAAAGCACAATCATTGCAGGATAAGTGGCAGGATTTATTTGTTGGTGGCACAATTACGGTTGTGGACAATCAGGATATGACCATTGATGTATGGATCATTGGAGCAATAGATGTGACTCTTGTTGATCTGATTCAGAATGATTATATCATTCCAAGACCACAAGGGGTCTTGATTAATTATTATTATGGAACAACTCCGTTCTTTGGGTTTGATAGACAGGATAATTATATTGCAGCATGGGATGATGGGGTTCTTGCAGGAAACTGGGTATAAATAAAAGGAGGTAACACAATGGCATCAAATAATTTCCTTCAGTGGAATGCTGGGAAAGTTAATCAGGACAATGATTCTGAATATGTTCTGGAAACACAACGAGTAGGTGGGGCTGTTTCTGGATTATTTCCTTCCAAATTGGCAAATAAACTTTTTTACCAATGCTCAATCATGGCAGCAGCAATGGGAGAGATGATGAAAGGCAAAGGGTTTGAAATGTCGGATGCTGTTTTTGCCGACCTCATCACCTCTTTGTCCCACATTCTCACTGATGCTCAATTCGGTTCAAGTGCAGGAACAGTTTGTCAAGGAAATGATCCACGACTAGATAGGGAATTGCCGACAGCAACAAAGGTCTGGTTTTGGCAAAATACTGCACCAACAGGATGGACAATCGATGCTACTGCTGCTGCGGATGCCGTCCTTGCAGTAAAAGCAGGATCAGGAACGTATGCTGTGGCAGGTGGAAGTCAGGCAGGAACATGGACACAACCAAGTCACACCCATACAGGAGGAAGTCACACCCATACGGTAGGCACTCACACTCACAGTTTTACTGGAGTTGATCACCTTCATACGACTGGGAATCACACATTAACTATTTCTGAAATGCCTAGTCATCTCCATTCTGGACTTCAAGCTTGGGGTGGTCAGGGAACAGGTGGGATAGTAGGAAGTACTATTAATGTTGCTTCAGGTACGGCAGTTTGGTTTGCAGATTTGAATGCTGCTAGAACTGGTAGTGTTGGTGGGGGAAAAGCGCATAATCATGGGAACACTGGTGCAGCAGATAGAAGCTTAGCAGGGACAACTGGTTCTGGTGGTGCAGCAAATACAGGGGCAAGTGGAACGACAGATACTGGAGCGAGTGCAACACCGAATACTTGGAGACCAGTAGCAAACGTGGGGATTATTTGTAAAAGAGATGCTTAAAATATAAAATAAAGGGAGGATAAAAAAGTGGAGAGTACCTGTAAAGGAAAAGAATGCTGGTTTTATTTATTGATCAAGGATTTGAGTGGAGAAAAATCTGAGAGTCTTGATTTTCAGAACTGCCCCTTCTATGTCGAGATGATGTTCACTCCGACACCTATTGGTGGAAAAGTCGAAACTGCAAAAATAGTCAAAGATTGTTCTAACAAGCGAAGCCTTCTGATGTTGCTTGAAGACGTTTATCCTCGTCTGGCAGGGGTGCAGAAATCCAATGAGGAAATGCGGAATGCAAGCGCAGAAGCAAGGGAAACAGTTAGAGAGGTTTTTAAAACTTTTGAAAGAATCGGTACAAGACCGGAATTGAAAACCTATGTGCCTCCGATTGAACTTGAAGGAAACAAAGAATGAACGATGTGATTGCCATCATAGGTCGTGCTCCTTGCTGGGCAATGGATTTTTTTTCTCTCCAGAGTTTTATCAGTAAGGACAAAATGGACATTATGGTAATAGGGAAGGATTGTGAGTATGCAGGTCATATTGATTTCTTTGCCACATATCACCCTGCCGATATTCCAGTGTATAAGGCAAAGAGAAAATTGGCAGGACAAAATACGGATTATAAAATTGTCTGCCATGTGAATGAAAAAGATAAACCTGTTGATTTGTTATTTCGTTATGAACATCCTTCCGGTTCAAGTGCATTATTAGGAACACAGGCAGCAATTTATTCAGGGTATAAAAAGATTGTTTTGTGTGGATGTCCATTGGAAGGAGTGAACGAGCAGAATTACTCATACACTTCTTTCCAAAAAGGATGGGTGAAGCATAAAGCAGAATTAGAAGATAAGGTCAGATCGATGAGTGGGTGGACGGCAAAATTCTTAGGGAAGTGTGATGAAGAATGGATAAAGATATGATACCGGAAAAGTTAAA